ACGTAAAGCCGGAAGCCGTGCCCGCATCGGTGACAGTGCCGTTGACGAATGCGATATCAAGGGCATCATACCCAAACATATCGACAAAATGGCCGCGCAGGTCACTGGCGCAATGGAAAAGCTGCAAGCGATTGAGGCAAAGAATGCCGCACTTGAGGCTATCATCCAGCGTGGCGACATGGGCAACGGCAAGGCTGACGAAAGCAAAGCCCGCGCCGATCTGAACGAGTTTGCGCGCAAGGAAGGCAAGCAGATGCTTGAAATCCGCGCGATGGCAACGGATACCGGACCCAAGGGCGGGTATTTGGTCATGCCGGAACTGTCTGCTACCGTTGTTGGCCGCGTGTTTGAAACGTCGCCACTGCGTCTCGTTGCGAATGTCGAGCAGACTGGCGCAAAGTCACGCACGTTCCTGATTGATGACGATGAAGGCTCCGCAGAATGGTCGGGTGAGCGGTCTGTCGCCACTGAGGACACGCCGGATGTTGGCCAGAAAGAAATCGTGGCGCATGACATCACCGCCAAGATGAACGCCACGGGTGACATGCTGGAAGATGCCTATTTTGATCTGGCAGGATGGCTGCAAGGCAAGGGCGCTGACAAGATCGCCCGCAGCGAAAATACCGCGTTTTTCACTGGCAATAGTGTCAACAAGCCGCGCGGTTTGCTGACTTACTCGGCATGGTCATCGGCAGGCGTCTATGAGCGTGACAAAATTGAGCAAGTCAACTCCGGCGCTGCGACTACTTTCACCGCTGATGGTCTGATCGATGCACAATCTGCATTGAAAGAAGAGTATCAGGCCAATGCCGTTTGGCTCATGAAACGCGCATCGTTCGGCGCGGTTCTGAAGCTGAAAGGCGCTGATAACTTCTACTTCGGCCAAACCATGCTGCGCGATGGGAATACCGCCATGCAGCTTCTTGGCAAGCGCGTGATTTTCTGCGACGACATGCAGGCGGTTGGCACTGGTAGCAACCTGATCGCGGCTTACGGCGACTTTGGGCGCGGTTACACCATCCTTGACCGGATCGGCCTGCAAGTGCTGCGTGACCCCTTCACGGCCGATCCGTATACGGTTTTCCGTTTGCGCCGTCGCACGGGTGGTGACGTGACTTCGTTTGACGCGATCAAACTCGTCAAAGCATCGGCATAAGGAGCAACCGATATGGCAAAATTCGACACTCTCAACGATGCCTCTTGGGTGCTGCTTGGCAAGCTGACCCTGAGCGGCACCTCTACCGTTACCACGTCTCTTGTCGATATGTTTGGGTATGATGCCCTTGATATCGCATTCGTCAACGGCACTGTCACCGATGCGGGCACGGCTTCCGGCTTTACGTCCAAGCTGCAAGAGGCTGACGTGACGACCGCAGCCTCGTTCACGGACGTTGCGACGGCTAACGCTGTCAATGGCGTGGCTACCGTGACGACCACTCTGGACACCGACGATGACAAGATCGCTGGCGTCTTGGGCTACATCGGCAGCAAGCGATATGTGCGCGTTTCAGCGACTGGCACTACGCTGTCAGACGCGACTGTGTTTGTGCTTGGCCGCCGTTCTCGTTCTGGGCTGTCGCGCCCCAATGCTACCGTTGGCACTGCCACGGCTGCAACCTGATTTATGGTGTGGGGCGGCATAATCCGCCCCCATCCATAGCGCAGGGGATACCAATGCGGCTTTCTGAGATCATCCGATCAATTCGACCTGCGACGTTTGCCGAGAAATCATCGGCAAGTATCGCGGGCGTGTCTGGTGGAATTGACGTGACGTTGCCATATCTGCAATCGGGATGGGTAAACATTGCAGACAGCCAATATACCGCAGGATCACCGCTTGCCATTTCTGGCGGGGTTCGGACGCAACTGACCATCAACGGGCTTGGCGCGACCACAAATAAGGCATTCTCTGATGGAATGCCGTCAGATGTATGGTCAGATAACAGGTTCAAACCGTCTGACATTGGCGAGTGCTATAACCTACGGCTAACCTGCACCGTAACACAGACGACAAGCGGCACTGGAACCTATGTGACGTTTGAGGCTGATATCGGCACAGATGGCGCGTCATTCATCGCCGCCACTGAGAGCGTGTCACTACTAAAAGGTCAGGGCGTTGCAACTCAAATGACCATTAGCGCACCGTTTTTCACGCTGGAAACATTCGGGCGCAATGGGGCTAGGCTATACATCACCCCTAGTGTTGATGTATCAGTTTACGGGCTTGCAATATTCATTCAGAGGACGTTCAAGCCATGACATATAACCGCCGCACTGTTTCCATTATCACGCCACCTGCAACGCTGCCTGTGTCTGTGGCAGACTGCAAAGCATTCCTGAATGTGGAAAGCACGGCGGATGATACGCTGATTGAGGCATTTATCAATGCGGCGGCGGACGCTGTGCGGCAGTATTGCAAGCGGTCAATCGTAGCAGAAACTCTGGAACTCCGATTGGATGGCTTCCCGCGCTATAATTCTGATCGGCTTGATCGACTTGGGGCTGGTGTGCATGTGGTGTCTGTGCCTTTTATTGAGGGCCAGCCAAATGTGATTGATCTGCCATTCGGCCCTGTCGCGTCAATCACGTCGATAACTACCTACGCGCGCGACAATACTAGCGCCGTGTTTTCGTCGGCCAACTACGGATACGATGTGTCACGGGTGTATCTTTATGAAGGATCAACGTGGCCGTCTGATCTTCGACGCGTTGATGCTGTGGCGATCCGCTATGTGTCAGGCACAACGCCTATCCCGCAAGCTATCCTGCAAGCTATCAAGGTGCATGTTGCGGCAATGTATGAATGCCGCGAAGGATGCGAAATGCCAGCGGCTTGCAAGGCCATGCTTGGCGCGTATCGTCGCCTAGATCAGATGGGGTTTGAATGACCTGCGCAAAGTATCCCATCGGCGCACTACGGCAGACTGTAGCAATCCAAGCCAAGACGCGCACGGCTGACGGTCAGGGCGGGTTTACAACGTCATGGGCTGCTGTGTCTGGATCGGCAACGCGGGCAATGATTACCGCCGCGCCGGGGTCTGAAAAATGGGGCTTTATGCGGTCTGTGCCGGGTAACACTATGAAGATGGTGACGCGGTGGTTTGGCGGGGCTACAGCCGCGCAACGGGTAGTATGGAATACCAAGGAATACGCCGTCTTGGGCGTTGTTGATCCTGATGGCACTGGTGCTTGGCTTGAATGGCGATTGTCTGACGGAGTGGCATCGTGACACATCATAAAATTGGAGAATGGCACTTCGCAGCGCGGCCTTGCCGCAATGGAGCACTAGGTTTTTTGGCATGGTGCAAGCGTGGCAAGATTGTTTCCGATGGCCCGATGTCTGAACCCGGCGATGTGTGGTTTGAGTTTGGCGAAAGCGCCGATGATGCCATTGGCAAACTTGCTGTGCAAATGAAGGTGGCATCGTGACGATGATTGCCATTCAGCTTGACGGCATGGCTCAATTGCTCGGGCAACTAAAGGCGATTGGCGGAGAGACTGACGACGTAGTGCGTGAGGTTATCACCGATCTGGTGACGGATACCCATGCAATCGCGGTTGCAGGCATTCAGAGCGGCGGCGGTGGCCGTGTGTATCAGAAATCCAATCCGACACGCACGCACCGCGCATCTGCGCCGGGGGCGTATCCTGCAACAGATACGGGGCGTCTTGCTTCGTCTGTGCGGATGATCTTGCCAACGGCGTCCAGCATGGCTGGCGAGGTCGGAACGGCGGTCAAATATGGCGCATGGTTAGAATTTGGCACAAGCCGGATGGCTGCGCGCCCTTGGCTATTGCCGTCATTTGAACGCGCCAAGATCGGCATTGAGAAAGAACTGAAATCGCGTATTGATGGGATGATGAAATGAGCTTCCTGAATATCGCGCAACAAATCATCTTTGACCGTCTGACTGGCAATCTAGGCTCTGGCGTGTCGCTATTCGATACCGCGCCATACCTGCCCGAAGGCGCGCCTAGCACGTCGTTTCCGTATGTCGTCATCGGCAATGATACATCAGCGCCATGGGATACTGACGATCAGGTTGGCGGTGAAATCACCGTAACTTTGCATTTCTGGTCACGGGCAGAAGGATTTAACCAAGTCAAAACAATCATGCAGGCCGCATACGATAGGCTTAATCGCGCAAGCCTTTCCAAAACTGGGTATAATGTGGTAGATTGCCTGTATGAGTTTTCCGAGGCAATGGACGATCCTGATGGGGTCACAAAGCACGGGATACAACGATACAGATTGACCATACAGAAAGGGTCTTGAAATGGCTGGCACGAATGGCCGTAACCTGACGATTGATTGGGCCAGCACTACCCTAGTAGGTGTGCGGTCAAAAGGTTACACGATCACGAATGATTATGTTGACGTGACCACGGATGACGATGGCGGGTGGCGCACGTTGCTTGCCAACCCCGGCTTGCGGTCGGTTGAGGTTACCGTTTCTGGTATTTCTTCGGATCAAATCCTGATTGCTGAAATGATGGAAGCGACTGTTGACAGCGAAACGCTCACGGTCCAGTTGCCGACTACAACTGGAACGCTTGCGGGCGCTTTCCTGTGCAGCAGCTTCGAGCAAACGGGCGAGCATGACGGGGCGGTTGAGTTTACTGCTACGTTTATGTCTGCCGGGACTGTAACCTATACGGCGGGGACTTGATAAATGGCGGGCGCATCTGGTCGTGATTTAACGATTGAGTGGGGTTCCGGCCCGACGACGCTGGTGGGGGTTCGGTCCAAGGGCTACACCATCACAAATGATTATGTGGATGTGACCACTGACGATAATGCGGGCTGGAGGACGTTATTGGCAACTCCCGGGCTGCGGTCTATCGAGGTGACGGTTTCCGGCATTTCTTCGGATCAGGTTTTGATTGCCGATATCATGGCGGGCAGCGTCACGGCGAAAACCATGCATATCGAGTTCCCGCTGACCACTGGCAACATCACGGGGTCTTTCCTGTGTTCGTCATTTGAGCAAACTGGCGAGAGCGATGGGGCTGTGGAGTTTACTGCGACGTTCATGTCCACAGGAACGCTGACCTACAATGCTACCAACCCGTAAGGAAACCTGATGCGTGCAATGACGGCTGAATTCGGCGGATTGCGGTTTGAATTGGCCGCAAACTTTGGCGTTGCGCGCGAGATCGGAGATAAGGTTGGCGATTTGCTATCAATTCACCGCGAGGCCGTGATCGAGGCCGCGATGATGCAGAACGGGACGCCGTATCATCCGCGATTTCAATTGACGCTTAAGAATGTGCCGGTGATCTTGCATATGGGCGCAAAGGCCGCTGGCGAGACTGTGACGATGGCGCAGATTGAAAACGCCATGTTTGAGGCCGGACTGCATGTCGGGAAGCAGGTGGCGCTAGACTATCTGACGCTATTTTTCGTCAAGGGCCAAGAGGATATGCCTTCGGATGAGGGTAGGGAAACGGCGGGGGAGTAACTTGGGCGGCTTTTGAGCGATCCGCATATCAAGCCGCCCGGTCTTGGGGAATACAGCCTAGCGAGTTTTGGCGGTTGCCAATTTATGACTGGTGGGTTGAATTGGATGCCAAGATTGTCGAAAGCCGCAAGCTAGAAGAAATATCGAGCGGCAAGAATAAAGGCGGCGGTTTCAGCAAGGCCCAATGGAATAAGGCGCGCAGGGAACATAGGGAAAAGATGAATGACCGAACTCAGCGCGCTTAACATCAAGATCACAGGCGATGCGACTGACCTAAAGGCTGCGGTCGGCTCGGCCACGTCTGAACTTGGCAAGATCACGACTGCGGCTGATCGGGCTAACGCTGGTTCTGCGCGCCTTGCCGCTGGGCTTGGAAATGTCGGTGCTGCGTCCGGCAATAGCGCGAATATGATGCGCGGCGTAGCGCAACAGCTTTCGCAGGTCGGCCAGCAAACGATGGCAACAGGCAACTTTGTACAGGCGCTTGCAATCCAGCTTCCTGACCTTGGCTTAGCATTTGGCGCGGCTGGCGCTGCTGCTGGCCTACTGGCTGGTATCGCGTTGCCATTGCTCATGTCAGCATTCGGCGGGGCCAGCGAAAAAGCTGCGGCGCTTGCGGCTGCAACTAAGGAATTGACCGATGCGACTGAGGCTTTCCGCCTACAGGCGGCGGCAATCACTCTTGGCGTTGATCAAGAAGA